AAATACAGCCACACGAGTCAACAGCTCGGGGAATATAGAGGTAGTTAACGCTGACACGCCAAGGATAGACTACTTAACGAGCAGCGGAACGGTTGGATGCCCTGCTTTGCTCGTTGAACCGAGTGCGCAGAACTTGGCTTTGCAGAGTGAGAATTTTGGAACGACTTGGACTCAAACAAATTTACTTGCATTTGGCAGTGGCAGCGTTTTAAATACAACGGGGACGCTTGACCCTTTTGGCGGTAATTCTGCCGACTTAATTGTAGCAAACACTACTCCAGCTGTTCAGCATCGTGTCGACCAAGTAACGGCATCCGCTTCTGGTAGTTACACATTCTCTGTTTTTGTAAAAGCTGCAGGGTACAATTTTTGCAGGCTCAGGATAGGTAACACAGGAGGGGACTTTAACATTAATACAGGAGTAGTAACGGTTACGGATGCTGGAATTGTGACCTCAATACGCCCATTTGGGAACGGATGGTATCGATGCATTATTTCAAAAGCTGCTTCTACAGCAAACGAAACCGTAAGGATAAATATGCAGCCAGCGTCAAACACAGGAGATTTTGCTGGTGACGGTATTTCTGGCATTTATGTCTTTGGTGCGCAGTACGAAACAGGCTCAGTCGCAACCTCCTACATCCCCACTACCACCGCAACAGTCACCCGAAACGCAGATGTGGTTTCGGTCAGCGGAGCGGTGAGCGGGAGTATCGGGCAGACGGAGGGGACGATTTATGCGGAGGTGGATGTTAAGTTGTTAAGTACTAACCGTAGTTTATTCTCATTGTGCCTAAATTCAAATACAACCGACTTTATAAACTTTCAAATAAACACAAGTAATCGTCTTTTTGCGAGAATACGCAACAAAACGGGAAGCCTTGTGGATGTTGTCGCATCAGGCGTTACCACAACCGCAGGAATACATAAATTGGCCTGCTCCTATTCCAGCGGAGATATTACATTTGCTCTTGATGGTGTAGTTATTGGTACCAACACCAATGCAGATACGGACTTTACTGCTGCATTGAATTGCGTTTTATTAGGGTCTGGACCAGGTGCGACAACTGGAGGCACTCAATCGGCCTTCCTCAACGACCGCATCCGTGCCGCCGCTCTCTACCCCACACGCCTAACAGACACGCAGCTCGCTTTGCTCACATCTCCTTATACGAGTTATTCAAGTATGGCTTCAGCATTATCATATACACTAGGATGAGTACACCAAGCATAAAAGTAGGACAAGGGAACTGGGGTATCAAGACGGGGAACCTCCTTGGTTACGCCAATACCGAAAAGAAGTTCTCTCCAGTAGAGTTTACCTCTACACGTGCTTTAAACACTGCTACACGGGTCAACGCAAGTGGGAACATCGAGATTGTAAATGCAAACGTCCCTCGTATTGACTACTTTGGAGGACAAGCTAGTTTGCTTGTGGAGCCGAGTGCGCAGAATTTGGTGTTGCAAAGCACATTTTCAACAGGATGGAGCGCATCGTTTAGTGGCTCGGTGAGTGGTAATGCAAGTGGCACAAATTCGCCCGAAGGAAGTGGCAATGCCGCTTTGTTGAGCGTAGTGGCAACTGCTTTTAGTAGTATTTACCGAACGATTACCACGGTATCGGGTAGCGTTTATACTGCAAGCGTTTTTGCTAAAAAGAGAGATAAAAACTTTTTGTACTTCGTTAATATTGCGGGCAATGCAGCAGTCGCTTGGTTTAATTTGGCAAGTGGAACGGTTGGAACGGTTGGTGCAAACACAACCGCAAGAATTGAAAATTACGGGAACGGATGGTATCGTTGTAGTATTACACAAACAGCAGGGGGCACGACCTCATACATTCAGTTCGGACTATCGGATGCAGACAACACAAACGCTGCGGCAAGTTCGGGCAGTAATTTTGTTTTTGGAGCGCAGTTTGAACTCGGCTCCGTAGCCACCTCCTACATCCCCACCACTACTGGCTCTGTCACTCGCAACGCAGATGTGATTTCTGTGACTGGTGTTGCTGGGCTGATTGGGCAGACGGAGGGGACGATATATGCGGAGGTGGATGTGAGGACATTAGGTGCGGCCAAGAATATTTTGCAAATTGACGACGGAACTGCTACCAATCGCATCGGTTTATTTGTTGATATATCGCCAACTCGTTTGACTTTTTTAATGTCAAGCGCAGGTGTTACAAATAGTTTATCGGGAACAGTTGCGACAGGAGTGATAAAAATTGCCGCATCTTATTCGTCGGGAAATGTGCAGGTTTTTACAAATGGCTCTTTTTTAGTTAGTGGAACTATCGCTACCTATCCAATAGTTGCATTGAATGCTATAAGTGTTGGAAGTAGAATTTCATCGGGCGTATATGGCATTTTCCTCAACGACCGCATCCGTGCAGCATCAATCTACCAAACTAGACTCCCGAACACCACAACAGATGGCTCACCTTCACTTCAATCAATAACCACTTTGTAGTGAAAGCAAGTAAGAAATCTAGCAAGATAATGGTGAAGGCTCCAGAAGGCTACCACTGGATGAACAAAGGGGGACGCTTCTTCTTAATGAAGCACGATGGGGAGTTCAAGCCCCACGAAGTGGCATCCCTAGAGATGCCTTTCAAGGTTATTTCTCGTCATTAATAAAGATGGGGATTCTCCCCTCAAGCTTGTTGTAGAGTCTCTGGATAATCAATCGTGCCTTTTGGGTGATTGCATACCTCGTCCTGTACTTCTCCTTGCTTGATATCCCAAACCTTTGCCTATCCTCATTGGAGATGTTGCCGTGGTGGATATAGGGGATAACAAGGCCCCTGTGGATTAATCGCTCGATATAGTCCTTCCTGAAGTCGTTGGAGTTCTTATATCCAAGCTGTTCAGCTGCATACTTAGCACTGAAGAACTCTAGGTCGTATATAAACAATAGAAGCTCGATATCCATACGCAGAAGCTCCTCGTTGCTAGTGATGTCCTTCATCGCCATACGGAGGTACTTGAGGTAGTTCTTCCCTATCTTGTTCTTCTCCTCTTTCCTGAATTCTCGTATTACAAGCACAGTCCCCTTCTTCTGGGGCTTGGGTGTTTTATGGGTCGCCATTTATTGAAGTATATTTGTGCAAATTTAATTCATATGAATAAGAAACAAGTAAAGGAGTTCTCCAAAGAATTCAAGTCCCTCAACAGTCAAATCCAGTCATTGCTCATTAAGTACGGGGCTGGTCCAGGCTCTTTCTACGTCACAGCTATTGGTATCAAGGACATCGATTTCGATGAGGAGGACCAAGACGAAACGCTCAGTTCGCTATTAAATAGCCACGAGGAGGACGAATCCAAGATTGACGTGTTCTACGGGACCAATGTGTCAGACTGCGATGAGCTTGAAGAGATTCTAGACAACGTCTATTACGCTCACAGCTCTGAAATGGACAAGGAGCGGAAAACCCGTATCCTAAAGAACACCCCACCAGAGAAGGGCACAACAACTGCCCAAGACTGGATTAACCTAAACTAAGATGATACGCAAGATTATTATTGGTGTAAACCCCAAGGACGCTATGGCTTACTTTATCGGTATGCCAGCTGGTGGCGGTCAGGTCGTAGCCATCGTTGAGAACGACGAAGGGGACCGCTTTGAGGTGTTTATTGAAAACACCGAAGGAACCCTTCACTGGAAGTCTATTAAGAATATGCCTGTAATCGTTGAATATGACTGCAAGTTCTAAGATGACCCCTGTGCACGACTTCTTGGTGAAGCTACCAAAGAAGTTCAAGGACACCATCACCGTAGCTGGGAAAGAGCTCTACCTTGAAAGCAAGTTCAGAGAGTTCGAGAACCGATACTGCTACGGGGAGGTCGTTGCTGTTCCTCTCAAATACAAGACCTCTGTTCAGGTCGGGGATACGCTTTATTTCCACCACCACGTCGTTCTAGACGCAAGGGCTGAGATAGGCAAAGACCTATACCTTGTTCGCTACAATGAGCACGGGGGACACGCTACGCAAGCCTACGCCTACAAGCGTGACGGGGAGATAAGGCTATTCTCGAACTGGGTGTTTGTGGGGATTGAGAAAGAGGAAGGGGAGAAGACCAAAAGCGGGATTCTGCTTCTAGAACCATCTGTTAAGAAGAACGTAGCAACGATTCTATACGAATCCGACGAGCTTGACAGGGAAGGAATCAAGAAAGGAGACAAGGTTTACTTCGCAACAAATGCAGACTACGAGATGGAGCTTGATGGGGAGACGGTTTACAGAATGCGTATAGACGATATCCTTTATGTCGAAAAGTCCTAAATTTTCCACCATTGAGGCTGCCCAACAGCTTCTGATATCGATGGAGCACGCCATCACCAATCTTATTGAAGAGGTGCGTAAGCCCATTCCACAGGAGCTTGTTGGGGCAGCAAGGAAAGCCGAGCTATCGGCTATCAAGCAAACGGTTGCAGATGCTAGGGAGTTGCTGCAAGAGAGGCAGAAGATTGAGGAGATGATTGCATCGCTCAAGGATGACGGGGAGATTGGACAGGAGGCCGACTACTCAAGTGGCTTTGCAGAGGAATTTGCTAAGTAATGGCTGGATTAAAGAACGTCAAGGGTTTCAAGGAGCCTGTCATCAACATTTGTCCTGACGACACGGATGGGCAAGTCGTTGAGATTGACGGTCTATTCATCCAACTACCCAAACAGATTGAAAAAAGTAGGATTCTATTTCGGAATCTTCCGCAAAAAGACCAGAAATGGAATCGATTAGAGGTTCCTAGGGAACTTGAGAAGATTCGCTCGATGGACGAGTGGAACCAGCAACCCAAGGAATTCAAGGAAAAGTACTCCCCCTACATCAAACAGGAGTTTGAAAGGCGCAGAAACGGGGTTTGGTTCTACAACAACGGGGAACCAACCTACATTACAGGGGACCACTATATGCTTCTGCAGTGGAGCCAGATGGATATTGGCTACGGTGGCTACCTAGACTTCCAAAGAAAGCTGTTCATCCACGCTGAAGCGTGTTTTGTGGACCCTAGATGCCTAGGTCAGGTGTACGTTAAGTGCCGTCGTAGTGGATATACGAACATCAGTTCGGCTATTACGGTCAATAAAGGAACTTCGGTCTCCAACAAGGTACTTGGCATTATGTCCAAGACTGGTAACGACGCTCAGGAGAACATCTTTATGAAGAAAATCCTTCCGATGTACAGGAGCTACCCATTCTTCTTCAAGCCAATTCAGGATGGTACAACCAATCCAAGGATGGAGTTAGCCTTTAGGGAGCCAGCAAGACGAATCACAAAAACCAACAAGACCATTGGCAAGACAGAGGCCTTGGATACGGTGATTAACTGGAAAAACACCACATCAAACGCCTACGATGGTGAAAAGCTCCATCTGTTGTACTTGGATGAGGCAGGGAAATGGGAGAAGCCAATGGACATCACTGAGGTTTGGCGAATCCACAGGACCTGTCTTATCGTTGGTAAGAAGGTTGTCGGTAAAGCCCTAGTGGGTAGTACAGTCAACCAGCTGGACAAAGGGGGTGCAAACTTCCGTAAGCTCTACAACGACTCAGACCCTCTAGAACGCAACGAAAACGGGAGGACTAGGTCTGGGCTCTACCGCATCTTTATCCCCGCTTACGAGGCCTTAGAAGGCTTCTTTGACCCATACGGGATGCCTATCATTGAGAACCCCAAGCACGCTATCAGGACGATGGATGGGGACTTCGTGAAGATAGGTGCAAAAGCTTATTTGTCCAACGAGAGAAAGGCTCTGAACAAGGATGGCTACGAATTGAACGAGGTCATCAGGCAGTTCCCTTGGACCATTGACGAGGCTTTTAGGGAGTCCACAAAGTCCTCTCACTTCAACATTGGTAAGATTTACGAGCAGCTGCAGTACAATAGGGAGCTATACCCTTTGCCTGTGGTGAGGGGTAACTTCGTGTGGAAGGACGGTATACAGGACAGCGAGGTGCTTTGGTCTGCAAGCGATAACGGGAAGTGGCGCATATCTTGGCTGCCTCCAGAGCATCTAAGGAACAACAAGGTTACAAGGAACGGGAAGTGGTTCCCAGGCAATGAGTTCCTAGGCTGTGGGGGAGTTGACTCCTACGATATTGACAATACGATGGATGGGAGGGGCTCCAAGGGGGCTTGCCACCTATTCAACAAATTCAACATTGAGCACCCATCCAATCTGTTTGTTGCCGAATACGCAGAGAGGCCACCTCTTGCGAGGATTTTCTATGAGGACGTTCTCCAAGCTGCCGTATTCTTCGGATACCCACTTCTCATTGAAAACAATAAATATGGGATTGTCCGATACTTTGAGGCAAGAGGTTACGACGGGTTTATCCTCGACCGACCAGAACATCTCAGGGCTCCACATAGTAATGCAAATATAAAAACCAAGGGCATTCCCTCTAATAGTCAGGATGTTATCCAGGCGCACGCACAGGCCATTGAGTCCTATATTCACGAGCACGTAGGCATCAATGACGACTCAGGGAACTACGGGAAGATGTATCTGGAGAGAACCCTTGAGGACTGGATTAACTTCAAGGTGGATGACAGAACCAAGTACGACTTAACGATATCTGCAGGTCTTGCCCTTTTGGCAGCTCAGAAGTATAAAGTCGCCAAGGTAAAAGCCGATTTGTCAAATAAAGTCTTCTTCAGGAAGCACAAACCCATAACTCGCTTATAGTCAGCCATTTTTGAGTATATTTGTAGCCAAATTGACCAATCGAAAGGAATGGCTAAAAATATAAACTTCCCTAGCGGGAATTTCCCTAATCCGCTGGCTTCTACGGAGTCAAAGCAGACCAAGGAGTACGGGTTGAAATACGCAAAGGCTATTGAAAGCCAATGGGGTCGGACCGACGATGTGCAGAGCGCATTTGCAAGGCGATACGGGGAGTTTGAAAGGAACAGGGATTACGCTAACGGGACGCAAGATGTCACCGTTTACAAGCAGATTCTAACGTCGCTAGACCCCAACAACGGGGATGGCTCTCTGATTAACATCGACTGGTCGCCAGTCCCCATCGTCCCTAAGTTCGTTCGCATCGTCGTAAACAAGATTCTAGGTCGCAAGCCCTACCCCAATGTAGAAGCTGTTGACCCTCTATCCATTTCAGAGAAAGAGAAGAAGAAGGCCGAGGTTAAGTTCCAAGTGAAGAACAAGGAGTTGATTGAGATGGCGAATCAAGCGGGGGTGAATACAGGGGTGGATACGAACAAAATCCCAGAAACCCCAGAGGAGGCTGAAATCTTCCTTGAGAGCAACATCAAGACCAATGCAGAGATAGCCTCACAGATTGCAACCAACCTGACCCTTGAGTGGAACGACTTCAACGATGGGACCTTTAGGCGCTGCGTGAATGACCTCGTGTCGCTAGGGATGGCTGTTGTCAAGCGGGAGAACGACCCTAATTACGGGATTGTCGCTAACTACGTTGACCCGTCCTATTTCGTTCACTCCTACACGGAGGACCCCAATATGGCTGACCTAACCTATGCTGGTCACATTAAAAGGATTAGCATTCAGGAGCTCAAGAGGATTGCAGGGGATGAGCTTACGGAGGAGCAGTACGAAAAGATTGCTAGAGACGTTCAATACAAGTACTCCAACAACCCAGGAAGAATGGGTTACTCCAATTACGACAGGTACACCAATCGGATGACCTACGGTTACGATGAGTACATCATTGAAATCCTTGACTTTGAGTTTATGTCTGTTGATGATGTTTACTACGAGAGCAAGGAGTCTAAGTTTGGGAACGTAGGGTTCTACTACAAGGGGGCTATGTACACACCTCCCCGTGAGAGCGTATACGATAGGAAGCCTTTTAAGATGTCCTACGCTACGGTTTACGGTGGTTCCTACGTACTCGGAACAGATATGCTATACGGGTACGGGATGAAGAAGAACGTACCGAAGAATATCCACGACATCACAAGGGCACGTATGTCCTACAGCCCTATAGCTGTGAATATGCGTAGGCTTCAACCCAAGTCAATGGTTGCTTCGGTGATTGGCTTCGCTGACCAGCTTCAGATTACGCACTTGAAGATTCAGCAGTCGATTGCAAAGGCAAAGCCTGATGGTCTTATTATTGACATTGAGGGCCTTGAGAATGTGCAGCTAGGGCAAGGTGGAGACCTACAGCCCCTGCAGATTCAGGACATCTACGAGCAGACGGGTGTATTCTACTATCGTTCTAAGAACCCAGAGGGCGGATTTCAGAACCCACCTATCCGTTCTATTGAGAACCAGATTCGGAACATCAACGAGCTTGTGTCTCTTTACAACCACTACCTACGAATGATTCGTGATGCCACTGGTATCAACGAGGTTGTGGATGGTTCAACCCCCAAGGGCGATGCACTTGTCGGAGTTCGTCAGCAAGCGATTGACGCTTCCAACAACGCCACCTACGACATCACCCATTCGTCAATGGTTCTGTTCAAGAAGGTCTGCGAGGACATCATCAAGTGCCTCCAGATTCTCCCAACGGATGCTGTCATCTACAGGGTTTACGAGAACGCTATTGGGAAGGCCAATATGGAGGTGCTATCCTCCTTTGCTGACCTACCGATGTACAACTTTGGTGTCAAGGTGGTTACGGAGATGAACGACGTTGACAAGGCTTACCTTGAGGCGAACATTCAAGCATCCTTGTCTCAGAAGGAGATAGACCTTGAGGACGCTATGGCTATCCGCAAGCTGAAGGACGTAGACCAAGCTGAAAGGCTTTTACTTGTCAGGAGAAAGAAGAGAATTCGGCAAAACCAAGAGTTAGCTGCTCAAAACAGTCAAATGCAAGCCCAGGCCAACCAGCAGACGGCTATGGTGACATCGCAAGCCAAGATTCAGGAACTGCAAGCCCAAGCACAGCTGGAGGCTCAGAAGATACAGCTGGAGACGCAATCCAAGTCGCAGCTGTTGCAGACTGAGTATATGCTCAAGATGGAGCTAGCGAAGCTAGAGGCAGAGATGCGGAACACGATTACGGATGGTGATAAGATGTTCAGGGAACAGCTCGAAGACAAGAAAGAGAAAGCAAAAGATGAGCGTGTCAAGGCTCAAGCTGTTGAGCAATCCAAGCTAATTAGCCAAAGAAAGGGTGAGAGAGGCGAGTTGATGTCTGCAGATGAGGAGCTGATGAATAGTATCTTTGGAGGCCAGCAAGAAACCCCACAACAAGCTTAAAATGAGCACATTAAAACTAGACCAATCCCAAAGGGTTGACATCGTTTGCAGACGTGGAGACACGTTCAAGATGGTTCTCAACGTGAGAGACAGCTCTGGTGCGGTGGTGAATGTTTCTGGTTCCGCCTTCACCTATAAGATGGAGGTTCGTGAAACTGATACGGCTACTGGTACGGCTGTAATTCCTACAAACGCAACTGGTTTTGTCTTTGCTGGTAACACAAGTGGTGTTTTAAATGTCACTGTATCTTCAACTACAATGGCTGCTGTGAACTCTGGCTTGTATGTGTATGACCTTCAGGCCATAAGAGTTTCCGATAGCTTCGTTCAGACCTGGCTATACGGGACCTTTTTGATTAATGAAGACGTAACGATAACTTAGTATGATTAAGCCGACTGTTGAAACTACGATTATAATTAGAACCGCAGCAGATGGGCCACCACCGCTATGGTTTGCTATCCCTGCTCAGGAAACTTATGCCCTCAACTTCCAGCCACCGAGAGAGCTTAACCTTATCTACGATTTGCTAGGGGGAGTAGGTATTTTTGATTACACCTTTGATTTAACCTTTGAATAATGGCTGTACAAACAAGAGCTCAGTTAGACATAAAATCAAATACCGTAAAAAACGAAACGGCTCCAAGCGCTAATACAGCTGCAAGGGTTGGTGGGTTGCTTGAAGATTTTGCGGATAGCGTTACTCTTAATGGGGAAAGAGGCTTTGCTAATCTATATGTAGATACACCAACTGATTACACCCCAAATACTTCTGCTGAAGAAGTCGTTGATATAACGATGAAAAATGGAGCAAGCGCTGGAAGTGTTTTTTCAACATCTGATTATACTATAACCTACACAGGTTCCATTACGGTTGGACTACGTATTTCGTGCCAGTTGACCTTTGCTGGAGCTAATAACAGACGATACTCATTTTGGATAGCTCAAAACGGAAATATAATCCCTCAGTCTCTTTCGGAAAACACGACACAGGGGACTCATAATCACGTTATATGCCTAGAGGCCTTTGTATTGGTTTCTGAAAATAACTCTTTTGAAATTTTCGCATCATCCAACAGCAGTGATAAAATAACCATTCAAACAGCAACATTTACAGCCTGTACAATATGAAAGAACTACTTGCGGTCCTTGAAAAGTTTACCAAAGAACCCATTGCTGGTATGCTATTTTTCACAATCATCTGCATTGGATATTTGTACCTTGATAACAAGACCAACTACCAGCATCAGATTGAGGCTTGTGGGACGAAGGTTGAGATACTTGAGCAAAAAGTCAATGTCCTAGAAGGGAAGCTCAAAGTGAGCGATAGTCTTCTTGTGAGAGCCTTGGTTAAACTAGAATCCAT